TTGAATTACATTGTTATATGAAACAGCCTACTAATCGATTTTGGAAACACTATCAAGCGTTATTATACAACCTATCTCAAAGAGGAGAACGTACCATTAATGCTTTTGGTGATACTTTTAAAGCTATCTATCAAAAGGCTAATGTAAAAGAGGTGCTACTTACAAAAGATACTTTGAGGGTGGAATTTACCATTTCCTTAGTGGTAATATAAAAAATATACAAAGAAAATACAAAAAATAGACAAACCATAATAAGGTACATTATTCCCCTATAATGTACCTTTGTCTTTGATTAAACTAAAGACTATGCAACTCTATTTTAACAGCACACATATAGAAATATTTCCTACAGATGAGAGCTACAGATACCGCTCTATTATGGGGGAGCATACGCTTACTTTATACTTTTCATTACCTACTTATACCGATATTCCTACTGGTGCCTGGTGCGAGTTTGCTAATGAGAGGTACACACTGAATCAGCCAGCTAAGGTTGTAAAACATAACACACGACACTTTGAATATACCCTAACAATGGACAGCGAGGGGGTAAATCTAAAGAATTACAAGTTTAGAAATCCAAACGATAAAACCCTAAAATTTCCATTCACAGCCTCTCCTCACTACCATATTCAGATATTGGTAGATTGCCTTAATATGATAGATAGCGGGTGGCAAGTAGGTAATTGTATAGAAGCCTCTGAAAAACTCGTTTCTTACAACCATAACAACTGCCTTGAAGCATTGGAAATGATAGCCAAAGCCTTTGAAACTGAATACGAAATCATAGGCAAAACCATTCATTTGCATAAGGTAGAGTATTTTAAGGACAATCCCCTACCCCTACAATACGGCAAAGGTAAAGGGTTTAAGACAGGGGTAAGTCGTACTACAGAACAAAGCCGTATTACACGATTATATGTACAAGGCGGAGAACGTAATATTGACCGCTCTAAGTACGGCAATAAAGAATTATTACTTCCTAAATCACAAGAATACATGTATGAGGGGGTAACATTCGTTTCAGATGACAAAGGGCTATCAATAGCAATTAAGAACGCGCAAAATAACGGATTTGTAAATGAGCAAAGCCTTGATTTATCGCATATATATCCTAAGCGAAAAGGTAGTGTTTCTCAGGTTTTTGAAGTAAATCACGATAAGCACTTCTATGACTTTACCGACACCTCCATTCCTGAAGCCCTCAACTTTTCAGACCTACAAATCAAAGGCGAAAAAATGCTTATCTACTTTGAAAGTGGTATGCTATCGGGTCGGGAGTTTGAAGTATCAAAGTACGACCATGCACAAAAGAAATTTCAGCTTGTTCCTAAAGAGGAGGACGGGGTAACAATGCCCAATGATATATTCAAACCTGCTATAGGTGATGAATATTCGGTCTATAATATGCAAATGCCTAATGCTTATATTTGTGATGATAACACAAAAACAGGGGCAAGCTGGGAGATGATGAAAGAAGCGTGCAAGTATCTGTATGAAAACCGAGCTGATATGTTTACTTTTACTGGTGATTTAGACGGAATATGGGCTAAAAAGAACTGGGCTAATGTAGGAGGACGCCTCAAAATGGGGGGATATATCAATTTTTCAGACACCGAATTTCAACGTACCCCTGTAGCTATTCGTATCGTAGGGCTTAAAGAGTATGTAAATAATCCTTATAGTCCGCAAATAGAGCTATCTAACAAGGTACAAGGGCATTCTTTTTCTTCTGAAATGCGCAAACTCCAAAACCAAGAAGTGTATTTTGGAGAAATGAACAAGAAAGCTATATCAGAGACTAAAAGAAGTTGGCGCAATGCTTTAGAGACGATCAAGCAGGTAGAAGAAGCCTTTCCTGAATATACTAAGAGTATTGTTCCTGCTACCGTACAAACGATGATGGCACTTATTGGCAACAAATCTACTCAATTTGATTTTGTAGTCTCAAAAACAAACCCTATAAAAGTCCCTCACACGCTCTATTTTGATAAGAATATGAAGCAAATCAATGCAGGTAGTGGGTGGCTCAAACACTTTACATTAGGAAGTAGTGATATTACACCTAATCGTGAAGCTAACAGCTACAAGTATTGGAATATTCCTGCTTTTGTATCAGGTAGATTGGACGATAAAGCTAAGACTTATTACTTATATATCAAAGCCTCTAAAACCGCTGAAACGGGAGAGTTTGTCCTATCCGAAAACAAAATAGATATAGAACAAGAAGTAGGCTTTTATCATTTTCTATACGCCACTGTCAATTCAGAATACGAAGGTGAGCGTGGTATTGCAAAACACAACGGGTTTACCGAAATCACTGGCGGGCAACTCAAAACAGACAAAATTACATCAGGAAATGGGGAGCAGTTTATCCAACTCTTAGACAAAGAAATCATTATCAAAGCCAATCTCCAAATCACAGACGGCAACAAAACAGAGATAAAGCAACTTGTTAATCCTGATTTGCTTTCATTGGAGAGTAGATTGAAACAA